TAAATTGCGATCTGCTAAATACATACTGGACAACAACGATATTGATCCTTCTTTGAAGAGATTTTTAGTTTGTGGTCCGAAACAAATACAAGACTTGCTAGAAGTGACGGAAGTTACTTCAAGTGATTATGCAGTTGTAAAGGCATTAGCAACTGGAACTATAAATAGTTTTCTTGGGTTTGAATTTATAATGTCAACAAGACTGAACAAAGACACTACATACGCTACTGACAGATTGGTTTTTGCATTTACAGAAGATGCAATCAAGCTGGCTTTAGGGAAAGATGTGTCAGCAAAAATTTCAGAACGTGCCGACAAATCGTATAGTACCCAGGTGTATTATTCGATGGATCTCGGAGCAACACGTATGGAAGAAGAAAAAGTTGTTCAGATACCTTGTCACGAATAATAGGAGATAGATAAAATGGCTGTTACAACTCAAAAAAGTACAGAGTACACAAACGCTACTGCTACTCCTGTTACAACTACAGACACATCTGTTCATCACGGTAAAGTAAGAATTTCTTTCTTTACACATGATCAAGACGGTGCTGGAGACGCAACATCATCTGTAGCAATTGCAAAATTGCCGGCTGGTAAAGTGAAGTTATTAACTTCTCTATCAAGAGCTTATGTTAACTGGACTACAAGTTCAGCTACATTAGACTTGGGATGGGATGCTTATACTTCTGCTACCGCTAGTACAGATGGCACTACAATCGCTGCTGATCCAAACGGTCTTATAGATGGTTTAGATGTAGATACAGTTGGGTACCAAACATTAGAAGGTGCTTTAGCTGGAATAAAGGCAACAGGGGGAACTTACACTTTCGAAAGTAAAGACGGTGTAGTTATCCGAGCTACGTCTCAAGACGAAGCTCTAGTAGACGGAGACGATCTAATTGGCTACTTAGTTTACGTGGCTGACTAATCGACACAACAAGCGAAAAAAGATTAGGCGGGAGATTTCTTCCGCCTTCTCTCATCTTGACTATTTTAGTAAGAAATAATAAGGAATATTATGGCTTCCGTAGTAGAAATTTGTAACTCAGCTTTAAACCAATTAGGTGCAGCAAGTATAACTGCGCTTACTGACAATTCTAAGAATGCCAGACTTTGCAATGAAAGATATTCAACTGTAAGAGATGCGGTCTATAGATCTCATCCTTGGAATTGTTTAATTAAAAGACAAAGTTTAGCGCAAGACACAGCAACTCCAGCCTGGGGTTTTTCTTATCAATTTACCTTGCCAAGCGATTGCCTAAGAATTTTAGGTTTAGACGCATATAACCAAAATCACAAAGTAGAAGGTAGAAAAATTTTATGTAATGAGGCAATTATCAAAATTGTTTATATAGCTCAAATTACAGATCCAAACGAAATGGATGTTTTGTTAAGAGAAACTATTGGAGCAGGTTTAGCATCGGATATGGCTTATGCAATTACAGCCAACTTACAAGTAGCTAAACTAATGAATGAAAAATACAGATTTAAACTTTCAGAGGCAAGACACGCAGACGCATCCGAAGGTTATAACACAGACCCAGAAGTGGGACCAGTAGATCAAATCCTTACAGAAGATTATATAAACTCAAGATACTAAATATGGGAAAACAGTTATTAGCAGTTCCCAGCTTTACGGCTGGAGAGCTATCATCATCTATGGAAGGCAGAACGGATTTTGCTAAGTATTTTTCCGGCTGCACACGAATAGAAAACTTTGTTGTACTTCCACATGGACCCGTTACTAGACGACCAGGAACCTATTATGTCTCAGAAGTTAAAACTAGCTCCAACAAAACCAGATTAGTTCCCTTCACATTTTCAACTGAACAAACTTATATTTTAGAATTTGGCGATCAATATTTAAGATTTTATAAAGATAATGGTCAAATTACAGAAGCATCAAAAACTATTTCAGGATTAACAGCAGCAGACCCTGGTGTTGTTACAGCAACTTCACATGGATATTCAAACGGAGATCATGTTTGGATTAATAGTGTTGTTGGAATGACAGAAGTAAATGGAAGAAGATTTACTGTAGCCAATCAAACAACGCATACTTTTGAATTATCGGGAATTGATACATCGGGTTATACTGCTTATGCTTCTGCTGGAACGGCAGCAAAAGTTTATGAAATTTCAACACCCTATACAACAGCACAACTTTTTGATTTAAAATTCGCACAATCCGCAGATGTTATGTATATCTGCCACAGCAGCCATTCAGTAAGAAAATTAAGTAGAACGGGACACACAACCTGGACCCTTACAGAAGTTGAATTTACTGATGGACCCTACCTAGACAGCAATACCACATCCGTTACCATGACACCTGGAGCTGTTACAGGCAGCGCAATTACTTTAACCGCATCGGGAGCTACCTTTGTTGCAAACGATGTTGGAAGATTAATTAATTTCTCAGATGGTTATGCAGAAATAACTGGTTATAGTTCCGATACTGTTGTTACAATAAATATTAAATCTGATTTTACTGCAACGACAGCTACAACAGATTGGAAGTTAGGAGCTTTCTGTACTGTTACCGGACATCCATCGGCTGTTAGTTTTTTTGAGCAACGGCTAGTCTTTGCTGCCACATCCCAACAACCGCAAACAATGTTTTTTTCTAAATCGGGAGATTATGAAAATATGACAACTGGAACTGCGGATGATAATGCAACAGTTTATACGATTGCATCCAACCAAGTTAATGCCATCCAGGCGATGAAAGCCACTAGAACACTTATTGTAATGACAACAGGTGGAGAATACGCTGTAAGCTCTGGATCCTCTCAAGACGCAATTACCCCTACCAATATTAATATTAGAAAACAATCCAACTATGGATCTTCTGGTGTTGATGCTTTATCCATTGGAAACGCCACAATCTTTTTACAAAAAGCCAAAAGAAAAATTAGAGAGCTGGCTTATAATTTTGATACCGATGGTTACACAGCTCCAGACTTAACTATTCTTTCAGATCATATTTCAAAAAGTGGAATTTTTGATATGAGCTACCAACAAGAACCTCACTCTTTGGTTTGGTGTGTAAGGAATGATGGTCAATTAGCCGGATTAACTTATAATAGATTAGAAAATGTTGTAGCCTGGCACAGACATATTTTCGGTGGAAAAGCTGATAGTGATAAAACTATTATTCAACAGAAAATAACTTTTACCTCTAATGCTACCAATGTTAATACCACAAACAATACGATTGCTTTAACTGCCCACGGATTATCAACTGGAGATCCCGTTTATTATTATGCCGGCTCTAATTTAATTGGGGGATTAAATAATTCAAAAGTTTATTATGTTATAGCGGCTACTACCAATACTATTAAATTAGCAACTTCCTCAACTAATGCTACAGCAGGAACAGCAATTAGTTTAACCTCGGCTCCTGGTTCAGACACTACCCAATATATTTATCAAGGCGTTAATATTAATAGTAATTTTATTTATTCTTCGGGTCATGAATTTATGACGGGAGATTTTTTATATTACAATAATACAGGTACAGCTATTTCTGGTTTATCAGAAAACACAAAATATTTTGTTCAAAAAATAGACGATAATCAAATTAAATTATTTTCAGACGAAAGTTTATCTACAGTAGTTAATTTAACCTCAGCTCACAGTTCAGAACAAACTGATAAAATTTTAACCCACGCCAAAGTAGAGACAATTGCGGTTATTGATGGCGAAAGCGATGAGGATCAAGTCTGGGTGGTTATTCAAAGATATATTAACGGAGCTACAAAAAGATATGTAGAATATTTTAAACCTTTTGAATTTAATGGAGATCTTACAGGGTTCCATTATATGGATAGCGGTTTAACTTATTCCGGTGGAGAAACTAGCAGCCTAAGTGGTTTAACTCATTTAGAGGGAGAAGTTGTGGATGTTATTGGAGAAGGATCCGCACAAACTTCAAAAACAGTTTCATCGGGAGCTATTACAATTGATACCGCTATTGACGAGGCTACAGTTGGATTATTGTATAGTTCAGATCTACAAACGATGAGATTAGATGAAGGCTATACCGAAACAACCCAAACGAAAACAACAAGAATTTACGATTTATCTGTTAGGTTTCAAGATACAGTTGGAGCTAGTGTTGGACCCAACTCTGATACTTTAACCACTATTGATTTTAGAGAAAGTGGAGCTTCTATAGATTTACCCATTCCATTATTTACTGGAGACAAACAAATAGAATTTGATAGTGGCTATGGAACGGAAGGATTGGTTTATGTTCAGCAGCCACAAGCTTTACCTATGACGATCCTTGGAATTTATCCTAGATTGGAGACAGAAAGTGTCTAATGTAGTTATTGTTCCATTTCAAAATGAACACGCTGACCAAATACTAAAGCAAGGTTTGAATAGTGATATTCTAGAATTAAAACCAGAACATAAAAAATATGCTTATTTTTTAAAAGAAATTGGTATGTCGTTTACGGGTCTTGTTAATAACAATCCGATTGCGGCAGGAGGTGTCTTTCATCTCTGGGATGGCGTTGCCGAGGGGTGGGTCTTGGCAAGTAAAGAAATTTATAAATATCCGATTTTTTGTGCTAAACACATAAAAAAGAGAACCGAAATAATTTTAAAAACTAATAAAATAAAAAGATTACAAACTTCTGTAAAAGCTGATTGCACTATGGCATTAAGATTTGCCAAGTGGTTAGGTTTAAAGGAGGAAGGATTAATGAAAAGTTATGGTCCCGATGGATCAGACTTTGTAAGACTAGCAAGGATAATGAAACAATGAGTTTTTTTGGAGATATATATGGTGGTAAGGCTGCAATGGCAGCCGCAAATTATAACGCTAAGATCATGGAACGTAATGCTCAGATGAAAGAGCAAGAGGCTAGACAGATTATGTCTGTTCACAATGATTATAGCCTTCCAAGATTTGATAGAACAGTTGAAGAAATACAAGGAGCTACCAAAACATCTTACCTGGTTAGAGGCGCAGCTCTTGAAGGAACGCCAATTGAAATGCTTTACGAACAGGAATTAGAATTACAAACGGATAGAGATATTATGGATTACAACGCAGAAAACGCTAGAGATCAAAAAAACAATGAGGCTATCCAGGCAAGAGCTGACGCAGAGATGGCTAGATGGAGAGGTAAGGTTGCGAAGAAAGCATCTTACTATGCAGCTGGTCAAAGTTTATTAGATACAGGAGCAATGGTATATGGAGCAGCAAACCCGTAAGGATCAATTATGGCAATAAAATTATATAAATCATCACTAACACCAACAGTTAAAACTTCTAATGTTGAAGATAGAAGGCAGATTAGTTTAACAGAGGCGCAATCCGTTGGTAAAGCAATGAAAGGAATGCTGCACTCTGGAGAAAAACTTTATACCAAACACCTAGATATTAAATCTGACAATGAGCTTTTAGAAAAATCTAAAGAGATTATGAACGGAAAAGATGACCAGGAAGGTTTAAGTGCCGTTTCTCTTCAAGCTAAAGCAATGAAGGATCCCGATAAGGCTATAGCTTTATACAATGAAAAATGGAAGTCTTTATTAGAAACTTCAAAAAATGAAGTTTCCTGGATGGCTAAAAAGAAACTTTCATCCTGGATGAACAGACAAAATTTAAAAGATACTAACGCCATTAAAATTGCTGCTACAACCAATATGATTGATGCTTTAAAAGTTAATATCACAGATAAAATAGAAAATTTAAAAAAATCTATTATTTTTTCCAAACCCGGTTCTCTTGAACAAAAAACAGCAAAACAAGAATTAAAAACTTTGCTATCTGAGAAGAAAACAATAGAATTATTTGGAGCTAGCTTAGATAAAGTTAGAAAAGATACTGCAAGAGATATAGCTTTTTATGGTTATAAAAATGTACCAATAAATGAAAGAGCCGCAGCATTGGAGCTTGCTAAAAAAGATGATAGATTAGATATTGAAGAT